GGACAAAGCGATAGCAGAACTGGTGGAGACTTAAACATTACTGAGCCTACGGCAGGTGAGTTAGTCATTGAAAATTTTAGATTAGATAAAGACAATAGCATTTTTGTTGTCATTAATCCAGCTGCAGCTGCAGCTAATATTGTTCAGTTATTCAATATGCAGACAGGCAATAAGATTACCGCCTCTTCTTTGAATGATACTAATGGTAATATGACTAAGTTAAAGACCTATTTAAACATTGGATCTGGAGCTTACAGTGATAAGATTAAAGTTCTTAGAGTTCAAGACTCTCTTGTTATTCTTAACACTGAAGCTGAAGCTAAGTTTAAGTTAACAGATGAAGGTCAAGAGTTAACCTATGAGGCTTTAGATAGATTTACTAGTAGATTTGCTGGAAATTTTGCTGGTACAACTTCTAAAACTCAACTTTTTAATGGAACACCTCCTTTTGAGGGGACTGCATCACCCTTTATGTATCACGGTGCTGATGATGCTAGTCAAGATTCTTCAGCTGATGATAGAAGATTTTATGAATATAATTTTTCTAATGCGTTAAATATTAGACAAGCATTGGGCAGAAAAATTTATAAAGCAGACACTGGGGTAAATCAAGCTGCTACAGGTACTAACTCAACGCCAGCAGATACTGCACCAGATGTAGGTGATATAGATCGCACTGAATATCCTTATGGCCTTTTTCCTCTTTATAAATTAATTAGTCGTTATGATTCTAGATTTACTCAAACTAATTTTTCACGTTCTGGAGGAACAATTTCTGAAACTGAACAAGGGAAAATAGATTACTGGGAAGAATTTGGATATGTTCCATCTGATAATAGAGATAGAACTTATAACGCTACTTTTGCTAGTATTGCTGATAATCAAAACTCAGTTAGTGTAGGGAAGTACTCAGATTTAGGCGGTAGTCCTGATGCTTTACGCTTTAGTACTTCTATTAGCTCTAGTTTTATTGAAGGTATTACTACTTCTAATTGGCCTGTAACTCGAACACCTTTTGTTCGTAATAAAAGTGCAGTTAGAAATGCCATGAAAGCTTTACATAGCGAAGGTGTAGACGATGTTACTTGGGTCTTTCGAGATGGAGAATCTCTAGACTATAAACAACGATTTGGAGCTTATTATCTATTAGGAAACCCTGCTGATGGTGATGGGTTTATCTTTAATATTAGAGAAAAAAGTGGACCTTTTCCCTCGGGGTTTTATAGAACTATTTCAACTCCTATTGATTATGATTTATACGGAGGAGAAGAAGGTAAGATTATTGAAAGATTTAAAAGAAAAGGTGTAGAAGATGATGCAGACGCTGATCATGGAGTACCTGTATATCAAGAAATTACGCCTACTCCTGCTCCTAGAATTGCCGATACAAATGCTTATCCCGAATTTACCTTAACAAATTTTCAAGGTGCAGCTCCATATTATCAAAGAATTAGAACACCAGAATTAGGATCTGTATTTGATAGAACTACTATGCCTCATTTAATTGCATGGAATGGCAGTGTTTCTAGTCCTGACTTTTTAGTTTCAGAAAGTCCTTGGACTCCTAGATTATCAGGAAATAAGTTTAATAATCCGGGTCCTTCTTTTATTTCTCTTAGTGAAAAGCCTTATGATATTTCAGCAAAAGCCGCTTCTCTTGAATTAATTACAGCTGACGAAGGTAATGACTATTTTGGCTTTAGTTCACTTCTTGGTACCAGCGAAAAATCAAAACTTGCAACTAGATATACTACTAATAATACTAATCATGCTTATGGATTAAGCGATAATGCTACTATTCAATTAATTGATGCTGAAAGCTCGCCTACAACTAAGACATACAAGCAAGTATCTATTTATGATATGGATGAGACTCCTCCCTCAAATACTGTTTACTTTTATCATGGGGAAAACGGACACGAGTGGGCTTGTAACTTTAAAGATGCTGTTGAAGGAAGTAGCGGACATAACGGTACTATTTTAGTTGATATTGAACATTATCCTAAAATTGTATTAACCCAAAAAAGTACTGGTACTCAAGGTAATACTACTGTTACTTTAGGTGCTGATATGTTAGATGTAACAAATAATGCTCCTGATTATAAAAATTCAGTATTAGCATTAGATCCCGGCAATTTTACGGGAGGTGAAGGAACTATTAATCAAGCACCTACAAATACTGGTGGTAAGATTAGTGCTATTGGATATTGGGAAAATAGATTATGGATGGCTTCCGGTAATACTATTGTAAGCTCTCAAAGAAATAACCCATATAACTTATGGTTTGATGATGGTGATACCCCAACTGATGACGATCCTATTGACCTTAGCCTTAGTGAAACTGATGCTACTAAAATTCAATGGATTGTGCCTTTTGCCTCTTCATGTTTCTTAGGTACTGACGGTACACAGCAATTTGTTCTTAGTGGAGCTGAGGATTATATTTCTCCTAGTACTATTGTGCTTTCTAAGGCTACAGAATATAGTACCTCAGCAACAGCTAAGCCTTTAAACATTGGTGAATCTTTGTACTTTGTAGACAATGGGCGTTTATTTGTTTATAACAAAACAAAAAATGGTAGAGAGTATTCTTATTCTGTATCAGAACCAGTCTTTGGTTACTTCCCTACAAATGTAACTCAAACACTGCTTGTCCCATCAAATGACTATGCTCTATTTACAACAAATGATACTGATAAAGAGAATCATATCTATGTTTTCCATCAAAGGTTATTGCCTGATGGAAACATCGGTCAACAAGCTTTCTATCGTTGGATTTATGGTGAGAATGATAGCTCTGCTCCTGAGATTAAAAATATCTCTAATACTGGAGATAACCTTCATATTCTAACCAAAGAGAATAACAAGTATTTTGTTCAAACTATGTCAATGTCTAGAGTTCTAGAGACTGATATCCTGCTCGATAAAAAACAAGTAGTATCTTCAGCTACTTCAACCAATGGAGGTAATACTCAATGGCTTATTCCTTATGTTACCACTACAGCTTCTATTGTAAGACATACTAATAATTTTGTACCTTTAACAGGTCTTACTTATACAGATAACGGTAATGGTACAACTACTATTCAACAGTCAGGAACTACATATGCTTCCGAGCCAGTAACAATTGGAGAGCCCTTCACTATGAAGCTGGAACTTAGCCCTTTTATTCTTAGGGATGAGAACAGTACTCATATTGATTCTCTGGTTCAAATTAAAAGCATGAATGTAAGGCATCATAAGACTGGTAAATATGAGATTGATGTTACTCGTCGAGGTAGAACTAATAAGAAGAGTGATCTTTTGTTTGATCCATCTAGGACTAGTAATGCCTTAATTACTATTAACGATGCTGATACCAGCACTCCATTACACACACAAAAGAATGGTCAATTCAATGCAAGAATTGCAGCAAATGCCGACGATGTAGAGATTATTCTTAAATCTACCTATCATGCACCTGTAAATCTTACAAATGTTGAAGCACAAGTAGACGCTAATATTGGCGTGAATGTGAGTATCGAATGATGAAGATGTTACATGTTACTTGGACTGATCATGAATCAAACGGTGGTCCTAACTGGGAATCAGCTGAGGACCAAATGGCATGGGCTGAAGAAGAATTACCTATTGGTCAAACCATAGGCTTTCTTTTTCACGAAACTCCCTTGTATATCGTATTAACTGATACACTATTAGGGGACAACACAAGCGCATGTCATAAACTTTGTAAACAAAATATTATTGAAATAAAGGAGTTATATTATGACCACATCAGATGAAAGACTGAGCAAGCTGAGAGACTTGCTTATTGATAGCACTATTGATTATTTGCAGTCTGAAACCTCAGACAAGTCAATTAACTGTGCTAGAGCTGTACTCAAGGACTTGGCTCCTAGAGAAGACGTAGAGCTGTCTGAAAAGCAAGCTGAAAGGATCCAAATGGCTATGGGCGAAGCCCCATTTAAGCTTAAGAATGGATCATGATTAATAATAAGCTAGATGAGAGATTAATCCCATCTAATGTTCCTGAGGAGGCTGTACAAGACTTTAGGAACTATGGCTATTACGTGATGAAATATATGGGTTTTGGAGAACCAACGCCCATCCAATATGGCATTATGGATGCTCTACAGAATCACGATAATGACATGGTTCTGGCAGCAGGTCGAGGTACAGGTAAGAGTGTTATCACATCTATGCTTGCTTCGTGGTGGCTCTTAAGAGATCCTAATGTCACAATCCTAGTCACTTCTGCTACAGCTCAGAAGGCTATTGACTTTATCTCGATGACTAGGAACATTTTAACAGCAGTCCCATTCATGAACCATCTCCTGCCCGGAGAGGACGATACAGATAATGCTATGGCGTTTAACACTGCGTCACGGATCAAGGTGTCTCAGGACAAGTCTGTAAGTGCTGCAGGTATTACATCCCAGATTATTGGTCGGCATGCTGACTATATCGTGGGTGATGACCTTGAGGTTCGAGGTAACTGTGATACTCAGGAAATGAGAGACAAACTACTGGGTCGTATTCATGAGTTTGAGTCTATCCGTAATAAGGGTGGTCGGGTTATCTTCCTAGGTACTCCCCATACTCGTGATTCTAACTATAATAAATTGGCAGCTGCAGGCTACCCTTTTATTAAGTTTCCAGCAGAGTTTCCTGACCCCACAATACCTACTAGAATAGAGCATATTAGCTCATGGATCATGGATCGAATGGTAGAACTCGAAGCTAGTCCGGGCGATCCTACGCAGCCTGAGCGGTTTGATAGGCAAACTCTGGATGAGAGGCTTTCTAAAATTGGACCGGCAAATTATGCGCTTCAATTTCTTTTAGATACCAGCCTTTCGGACGAAGAAAAGTATCCTCTTAAATTAAGAGATATTATCTGTACAGATGTAGGTCTTGAGTCATTTCACCAAAAGGTGCAACATGCCAGGTCAAATCCTTATAAAACTATCAATAGCGTTGGTATGTCTGGGGACAAGGTTTACTACCCTATGTACAAATCTGAAGGGTTTGAAGATTATATTATCACTACTATTCATGTAGACCCTTCAGGTCGTGGGCATGATGAGACTGGTGTGGTGGTAGCTTCTGCTACTCCTACGGGTTATATTTGCATTCATGAAATGTTAGGTCTTGATGGGGGCTATGACGAAACGGTACTTACTAAATTAGCTGAGCTGTCTCTTCAGTATAAAGCTAAATTAATTCGATATGAGGAGAACTTTGGCGATGGTATGTTTGGGACTATTCTTCATCCTGTTATTGCTAAGTATTGCAGCCATGTGGGTATTGACGGATTTCGCGTACATGGTCATAAAGAACAGCGAATTTTAGACACCATTGAGCCTGTTATTGCTAATGGGCGTTTGGTTATGGACCCTAGGGTACTGAGCGATAAAGAGAATCAAATTCAACTGACTCGTATCTCTAGAAGACGGGGTTCTCTTAAACGAGATGACCGTATTGATGCTTTATCCCATGCTATAGGTTATTACACTGATATGCTTGGGGTAGACGTAGATAAGATGATTGTTGCTCAAGAAGAAAAAAATAGGCAAGAAGAGTATGACATGTGGGAGAATGACGGTCGTAGGGCTAACATGATCTCTAGAGGTCTTTCTGGGGCAGTAAAAGTTTTTAATACAAACAAAAAGCTACCAAATCGTCTTATTCAGTGGAATGATATTAGGACTAAACCTAGTAAAAGAGAGTGGTAATGAAAGTTGTTACAGGTATTGGACCTAGGGTAGGGACATCTTTTGTCATGCATGAAGCTTATCTAAGCGGATTGCCTGTAGTAGGTGAGCTATTTCCTTGGTATGTAGATAGAAGAGATAATCCAAATGGATTTTATGAGATGCCATGGGATGAAGAAATTAAACCTTCCGATTACAGGGATACTGTCATTAAACTGTGGGATCCTTGGCCTTTTAGAAAACGAATACAACGATTAGTTATTATTGAACGTGAAGATAAAGAAGCTCAGATAAAGAGCATGGAGACTGTAAACGAAAAGATTCGATTCGATCAACAGACTCATTTAGACATTATAGAGCATTTTTTGGAACAAAAGAAAAAGCTTATGAAGATACCTCATTTCTTTTGTTATACAGAGGAGCTTGACAATAAGATTAAAGATATTATATCATATTTAGGAGACTAATATGCCAA